ATTACGAAGAGTCGCATTAAATTCAAAACAAGAAATAACCTCTAAAGCATTAGCTATATCAATGAAATTAATAAAAAAGGATTGCCCAACTGTTAAACTTTTGGTTTCTTATAGTGATAAAGGACAAAACCATTATGGGACTATCTATCAAGCCACAAATTGGTATTTTATTAATGAAAGTGAAAGTAGTGGATATGAGTTTTTAATTAATGGTAAATGGGTACATTCAAGACACGGAAAGGGAGAAATAAAAAGAAAATTAGCAGGTAAAAGAAAATATATTTATCCTTTAGATAAGAATTTGCTATCTATGTGTAATAAACTAGCAAAACCTTATCCAAAGAAACAAGCGGTAGAAGCATAAAAGTAATGCGTTCAACATTCCAGTTGAAAGAAGGGGTGCAATACCACCCTACCGCTCAATAATAGTGAGATAATAGAGAGAAATGGCTAACAATCAAAACTTAAAGCCTTTTAAAAAAGGCGAGGTAGCTAACCCTAACGGCAGACCGAAGAAGTATATTACCCTTTTAAGGGAGCAAGGGTATAAGCTATCCGAGATTAACGATACTATCCAAGTTATGCTTCAGATGGATTTAGATGACCTTAAAGAAGTTTGGGATAACCCAAAGGCTACAATCCTAGAAAAGACAATCGCCAATGCTATGAGGAAGAGTTTAGAGAAGGGTAGCTTATATTCGGTAGAAACCTTATTAACCCGCGTGTATGGAAAACCGAAAGAGGTTCAACAAGTTAGCACCGATTCAAGGATTGAGGTAGTATTTGTAAATGGCAAAACGATATTATAAATTTGTTCTTGGAGTAATCCAGTAGGGAGCTATGCCGTTCTAGCGAACAATGGGAATGCCTATGTTAACTTTCCTAAATACCCTACAAATTTTTTTTCTATATGATACATAAAAATATAATTTGCTATTTATAAGCAACATAGGTTTTTTCCGAGTTTTACTCCATTTAGAACGGCTTCTAAAAAATAAAATTCTTCAGTTCATTCCGTTATGTAGGCAAAAAGTGAGAGCAATGTCCTATCCCCCGACAACTCTTGACGTAGAAGCTAGAATAGATATGCCGAATAAACCCACGAGCGGATGTGGTGGTAAAGAATGGGAACTGATTGATAGAGGTAGCCGAAATATATTAACCCTCTATATTTGTAAAAGTGCTTTGTGCTACTTCTACGGATATAGGGGGGATATGCTCAATAAAGAGATATGAGAATAGAATTGCCACAACCACATATTAATCAACAAGCAATACTTGATAGCACAAGTAGGTTTAGAGTTGTAATGGCAGGGCGAAGGTTTGGAAAGAGCGAACTTTCACAAATAGAAATCATTGTCAATGCTTTACAAGGCAAACAAGTATTTTATGTTACCCCTACTTACAATCTAGCACGTGTATTCTTTGACCAATTAGCAAAAGCCGTACCCTTTGAAGCCAACAAATCAGAACTATCAATTAAGTTCCCAAATGGGGGAGCGGTTTATTTCTTTACTGGGGAGCGATTAGATAACCTTCGTGGTAGGAAGTTTCACTTCGGAGTTATAGATGAGGCTTCGTTTATTCCAGACCTTGAAAACGGATGGCTAAACTCTATCCGACCTACCCTAACCGACTACAAAGGAAGAGCCTTGTTTATCTCTACACCAAAAGGTAAGAACTTCTTTTACTCTTTATTCCTTAAATCTGGAGAACCCGATTGGCAATCTTTTAAGTTTACCACTTACGATAACCCACATATTGACAAAACCGAAATAGATGATGCCAGGCTTCAGTTACCAGAAGTTGTATTCGAACAAGAGTATATGGCAAATCCGGCTGAAAATGCGGCTAATCCTTTTGGGAGTAGTTATATCAAGCAATGTACGTTTGAACTCAGCTATGAGCCTCCTATTGCGTTTGGGATTGATTTGGCGAAGTCGGTTGACTTTACTGTAATCATAGGACTAGATAAAAACGGCTCGGTTTGTTACTTTGATAGGTTCCAAAAGGATTGGAGACAAACCAAACAAGTAATAAATAATTTACCTAAAATACCGATGCTGATTGACTCAACAGGGGCAGGAGACCCAATCTTTGAGGACTTACAAAGGGATGGCTTAAATGTATCGGGGTTTAAGTTTAGTTCTACCTCAAAGCAACAACTAATGGAAGGATTGGCTTCGGCTATACAACAAAGAAAAATAACCTTCCCACAAGGACACATTACCGAAGAACTAGAAATATTTGAATACCAATACACCGCTACCGGAGTTCGTTATTCAGCACCGCAAGGCTTTCACGATGACTGCGTTATTGCGTTAGGATTGGCTTGGCAACACTATACCCGAAATACAGGACAGGGTAAGTATTCTTTTGCTTGAACAAACAAAAGGTTTTTTCTATTTAAGGGTATGACTTGGAAAGACCTTAATGTATTTCAATGGCAGCAACTCAATGACCTTTTCCTAAAAAGTAAAGATGTTACCGATTTAGATTTGGCAATAAGTGCTGCTTCTATCTGTACCGGATTAACGGAACACGAAATAGATTCTTTGCCTGTAAGCGATTTAAACCCGCTTTTAAAGGCTATTTCTTTTATCCACGAAGAACTCAAGCCACAACCAGAGAAGTTCATAAAACTCAAAGGAAAGCGTTATAAGTGTATCTACGATGTTCGCAAGATTCCTGCGGCTCGTTATATAGAAACTAAACACTTTGGCAAAGATGTAAACGCCAATCTTCATAGAATAGCGGCTTGTATGGTTATGCCGATGAAGAAAACATTATTCGGTTGGAAAGTGGATAAGTACGATGCAAGTAAACACGAACAATACTCACAAGATATTTTAGAAGCACCAATAACGCAAGTCCTCGGAAGCGTGGTTTTTTTTTATCAAGTATACAGAAATTGGATAAAGAGTTCGAAGGATTATTTGATTCGGGAGATGATGGAGAACAAACTAACGAGATATCAAGCCGAAGCGGTTCATCAGTCTTTATGCAGTATTATGGATGGATATACCAAACCGAATTGGTTGCTACATTCGAAAGAATCACGCTTGAAGAGGCTTATGAGTTACCTACGCTCCAATTCCTTAATGACTTGGCATATCTTAAATCGAAAAGCGAATACGAAGCAGAAGAACTAAAAAAAGCGTATGGCAAAAAGTAGCAAACAGATATTAGACCAAGTGTTCGCAGGGTTAGAAACAAGAAACAAACAACTCTACGAAGAGGTAAATAATTTACCCGCTGCTGAACAATTAATTGTTTTAAGTGCTGCTAACTTCATTTTGAATGTTCAAGACAATCTAACAAAAGCGAACAAGATAGACACAGGCGATTTATTTAATGATATAGCACAAAGCGATTTAATAAAAACGGCAAGTGGGTATCAAATTAGTGTTGGTTATCCAAAAGGCTCAAAGGCTGCAAAGTATTATGACTTTGTGAACAAAGGGGTTCAAGGTTTTAAAGAACAAACAAAAGCACCTAACTCTCCATACAAATACAAAAGCGAATATCCTAAATGGGGTGGAGTATTTCACAAAGCAATATTAGGTTGGTATCGAAGAAACGCTTCATTAGGAAGAGCAGAAACACAAACTACAAATCTTTCTGGCTTACAAAAGAAAAGAAAGAAGTTACTTAAAATGGTAGATGCAGAACAAAGCAAGAAATCACTTGCTTATGCAACTGCGATAAGTATAAAACGAAAAGGATTAAAGACAACAGGATTCTTTGATAAAGCTTACGAACAAAGTTTTGGTAAAGAGTTTACAAATCAATTAGGAAAAGCAATAGGCAGAGACATTCAATTATTAGTATCTTATGGCAATAGTAATCAATAGTTCACCGGATAATTATTCAAGCCTACACGCTCCTTTGTGGTATGTGGTAGGTTCAAATAATACCAATCAAACAAATTTTAAATATGTTTGCGAGGTTTATATAGGTGGTAATTTAGTAGCCACTTTAAAATCATTTCCTCAACCTGTATCTTCAAAAGGTATTTTTAATTTTGCTCCGATAATTCGTAATTATTGGGCATCTTATTTTAAACCAGACATTTTAACTCCTTCGACTTTTTCTTATACAGGCTCGGATATTTATGTAGATTTTCAAATAAGATTCGGTGAAGAGTATGGTGGTACAACTTATTTGAATTTAATATCAAGCACAAAAAGAGCTTATAACTATATTCAAGATTATCTTTATACTCCTTCAAGTCCTATGTATCTTACTCCATTAGAGTACGAAACACAATATCAAGGAAACTTTATTTCAAATAGAGATTATGCCAATATCAAATTCAATAAAGAAAGATTACAAACAGGGTATTTATTCCTTTCCTTTTTATCGGATGCGGAGAACACTACTAAAAGTCACTCTGTTGATGTGTCTGTATGGAACGGAAGCACCACAACAAACTATACAGGAACAGGAGTAAGTTTTAAGGACTTCGCTTTATTAGATATTTCTCCAAGAGCAATTAATGATTATATCGCATCTTCAATTATTACTACAAATACCGTTTACTACGATGTAAAAGTAAAGATTGCTGGTAATTTAAGATGTACCGCAAGAGTTTATTTAACTTGTACGCAAAACGATGTAATTACTTTACATTACTTAAATGCAGTTGGTGGATATGATACTTTTGATTTTACCGCAGTAAACAGACAAACAAGGAACATAGAAAAAAGTTCATTTGAAGTTATTGAGTGGGGTTACAAGGATGGTGTTTATGATGCCTCAATGAACAGAGCAAATACTTATGGTGTTTTGTATGGCGGTAGTAATCAATTCGCCACAAGGCAAAGATTAAGCTATAAATTAATTTCAGATTGGTTAAGTTATGTTGATTATTTGGCTATGAAAGAACTAATTGCCTCTCCAGAAGTATATTTAGAAAGAGGAAGCAATTTTATTCCTGTTCAAATTACAACTAATACTTGGACAGAGAAAAAGCGTTACGCAGATAAGAACTATAATTTAGAACTTGATATTGAAATAGGAAATCCAATAAACTCACAATTTAGATGATAACTGAAATCTACATAGAAGATAACAGATTAGATTTAAGCAAAGATTTATCATCAGAGTTTACTTACGCTATTGATGATATACAAGATTTTGCATCAAGGAATACTAACTTTTCTAAAACCATAATCCTACCGGGAAATGCAATTAACAACAAAATATTTGGACATACTTTTGAGTTCACATCAAGCAACTTCTATAACCCTTCAGCAGATAACGTGGGTTACAACTTTAACGCAGCCAAATCAGCAAGTTGTGTTATTTATGTAGATAAGATACAAGTATTTAAAGGCATTTTAAGGCTATTAGAAATAACTATTGATAGGGGAACAATAGAATACGAGTGTGCAGTTTTCGGAGAATTAGGTGGTTTCATTACTGCTTTAAATAATAAAAAGTTAGAGGATTTAGATTTTAGTTCTTATGACCACCAATGGACATACGATAACATAGTTAATTCTTGGCAACAGGCTTCTGGTACTACCGCATCTGGAATGGGATATTATTATCCTCTTATTGACTACGGACAAGTATCGCATCCAGATAATAACCATCCGAAACGAAGTTGGATATATAAAGCCTTCAGACCTGCATTATTTGTTAGGGAATATTTAGATAAGATAATCACTAATTCGGGTTATACTTGGGAAGGAGATTTCTTTAATTCAAATCTTTTTAAAAGGTTAGTAATACCTAATAACCAAAAGTCATTTTCAAGGTTAAGGAACTATAACTTCCAACGTAGAAACTCAAGCTATACATTTACTGAAGCCGATGGTACTTCAAAGTTATTTCCATTACCTATTTCTGAATTAACACAGAACTATACACCAAACGGAACGTTTACACAATTTACTTATACAGGAACAAGTTTTACCGGACAATACGAAACGGATATAAGATTATTCTGGCAAAAGAATAGTTCCATTCCTTTCAACTTTGATGTTTTAGTAAACGGAACAATAGTTGGCACACATAGTTGGGAAAGTTCAACTTCTCCAACTCCTGTTCTTTTTGAATTAAAAGTAACTAATAACATTACATTAAATACAAACGATGTATTAAGTTTTAGATTCAGACAAGATATTGCGAGTGATTTTGAATTATCGGTACAAACAGGGCAAGGGTTAATAAGAATAAAAACACCGGGATTGGTGCCTGTTGATTTTGTTTTAAATGATATGCTTGAAGTAAATCAATCTATACCAAAGGGTGTATTTCAAAAGGACTTTTTTGCTTCGATAGTTAAAATGTTTAATCTATATGTTGTTGAAGATACAACCAGAGATAAGCATTTAAAGATTATTCCTTTTATAGATTACTATACAACAACGGCTAACTTCTTACAAGTAAATGACCTTGAAGAAGAATTGTTAGTTGATAATGTTGATTTACTTTTATTAGATGATTATAGTGCTTCGCATTTAGATTGGACTGCAAAAGTAGATAGAAGTAAACCATATAAGTTAAAGCCAATGTCTGAACTTAATGGAAGATACTTTGAGTTTAAATATAAAAGCGACGCTGATTATTACAACGAAATATATTCAAAAAGATATTCCGAAGGATATGCAGACCATATCGAAGATACAGGATATGATTTTGCAAACGATAAACAAACATTAGAAATAGTATTTTCAGCTACTCCTTTGGTTGGTTATTCTGGAGAGGATAAAGTATTTCCAACTATATTTAAACTTTCTAATACTCAAAATTCTCAATCCGAAGATACAATAGACCATAACATTCGGATAATGCAAATTCGTAAAGTTAATGATGTAACAACTTGGTTCATTAAAGATGGCAACCAAAACATAGGTGCAGGTTTAACAAGCTATGGTTATGCAGGACATTTAGATGACCCGGATACCGCAACTTCTGATATTAACTTCGGTGTACCTAATCAATTGTATTTTACCTTATCTGTAAATTACCCTTCAGCTAATTTGTTTAACGGATTCTGGAGTGATTACGTTGCGGAAATAACAAACAAAGATTCCAAACTTTTAACTTGCAATCTCTATTTAAAGATAACCGATATGTATGGTTTAGATTTCTCAAAACTGATATATATAGATGGTGCTTTATGGAGATTGAATAAAGTTATTGACTACAACCCTACGAACCCCGAAAGCACTAAATGTGAATTTTTACGAGTAATTGAATTAACATACGCATAATGGCAGAAGAATTAGTAGGTTTTAAGATAGTAATTAACGGACAAGAAAAGGTCGTTAAATCATTAGGGGAAATGAAGCAGCTTCTTAAAGAAGCTAATTTCGAGTTATTATCCGCTCAAAAAAACTTTGGAGAGTATTCTAATGAGGCAGTACAAGCAGCTAAAAAAGTTGCAACTTTAAAAGATTCAATAGGAGAGGCAGCAGAGACCGCACAACTATTTGACCCAGGTAAAAAGTTTCAAGTATTTGCTGGTGCATTAAGTGCGGTAGCGGGTGGTTTTAGTGCGGTACAAGGTGCGTTAGGTTTACTAGGTGTAGAAAGCGAGAATGTAGAAAAGAGCCTTTTAAAAGTACAATCTGCTCTTGCTCTTTCGCAAGGGTTAAGTACTGTTGCTGATTCGGTAAAAGATTTTCAACGATTAGCTGCGGTTATACAACAAAGCACGTTATTTACAAAGGCTTTTCAAATTGCAACAATTGCTGCAACTGCGGTACAAAGAGCATTTGGTATAGCGGTAACAACAACAAGCACTGCCTTTAAAGTTTTAAGAGGGGCAATTCTTGCTTCTGGTATCGGTGCATTAGTTATTGGTGTTGGATTATTAGTAGACAAAATAATTGATTGGACTAACAGAAGTACAGAAGCAGAAAAGGCTCAAAAAAAACTTGCTGATTCTACTAAAAAATTAAACCAAGATATTGATAATCAAATATCTATTCTAACCGCATTAGGTGGGAAAGAAGATGAAATATATAAATTAAGATTACAAAGAAACGAAAACGAACTAAATGTTCTTCGTAATAAGTTAAAAACAACAGGTAAACTTAATGAGGAAGAAGTTGCACAATTTAAGAAACTAAAAACCGATAAAGAGGTTTTAGATATCCAAGAAACTAATCGAATAAATAAGCAGCAAGAAGAAGAAACTAAAAAAAGGCAAGAAGAAAATAAAAAGGTTGTTGAAGATAGAAAGACAAGAAATAAAGAGATAGAACAAGCTGATGCTGACTTATTCCAAAAGACACAACAAATAAGTGATGAAATCTTTTTATCTGAAATAGAAGATGAAAAGGTAAGAGAAGAAGTAAGATTAGCCACACAATTCGAAAGAGATAAGGCAGAGATTGAAAGAAGTGTAGCAAGTGAACAAGCAAAACAAGATGCTATAAAAGTTCTGCAACAAAAGTATGATTTAGATAGGAAGGTATTATCAGATGAAAGAAGTGCGGCAGAAGTAGATGCTTTAACAAATAAACTATTTGCAGAAGTTCAAGCAGAGCAAGAAGCAAGTGATTTAAAGATTCAAAATTCATTCGATGAATTAGATGCTATAACTAATAATTTACTTGCAGAGGTAGATGCTGAAGCAAAGGCGGCAGAAGCTAAAAAGCAAATAGCAGAAGCAGAAAGTCAATTTAAAAAGCAGCAACTTATGGAAGTGGGTGCTGCGGTGCAAAATCTAACTACTATTGTTGGAAGAGATACAGTCGCAGGAAAGGCTTTAGGTATCGCAACTGCTTTAATTAACACTTATCAAGGAGCATCGGAAGCTATCAAACAAAAATCTACTTTACCTTCTCCCTTTGATGTTATAGCCAAGGTAGCGAATGTCGGTGCAATCATTGCGACAGGATTAAGAACAGTAAAAGCAATTACTTCGGTACAAGTTCCGGGAGTTGGTGGTGGTGCTTCTCCTGCAACACCAAATGTTCAAGTAGCTGCACCGATTACTCCTGCTCCGACTCCACAAGTAGCTTCAACCTTATTGAATGCACAAGCTATTCAGCAATTAGGTTCAGCAACAAATAGAGCGTATGTAGTTGAAAGTGATGTAACTAACTCACAAGAAAGAATCAGAAGAATCAATAGGGCTGCAAGATTAAGTTAAAATCTATTTATAGTTATGGAAAAAGAATTACCGATTTATCGTTTGGATATAGTTGAAGATTTAGAATCAAATGTCGAAGTGGATTTTGTCGCATTAGTTGATAGACCTGCGATTGAGAAATCATTTTTAGCGTTTCAAGATTCGTATTCCGATTATCCAGATTCAGTTAGTAACAACGCAAAGGCGGCTTTAAAATGGGCAGATGAAAACGGATGGGGTTCTTGTGGTACTCCTGTTGGAAAGCAAAGAGCCAATCAATTAGCCAAAGGCGAACCGATATCTTTTGAGACAATTAAAAGAATGTACTCCTTTCTTTCAAGACACAAAGAGAACGCTCAAAGTTCAAAGGGTTACGGAGATGGGTGTGGGCAATTAATGTACGATGCGTGGGGTGGAGCAAGTGCTTTGAGTTGGGCAGAAGCTAAAATAAAGTCAATAGAAAGACAGAAGTTTGCAATCCAAGATGAAGAAGAAAGAATTATTTCCGGTGCTTTGATGTTAGCCGATACTCCTATTTATCGTAATGATTCCAATGGCGAATATTATGTTGTATTTACTAAAGACACTATTAAAAAGATTGCTCAAAAATATTTCAAGAAAGGTTACCAAAATAACGTAAATTTGATGCACGATTCCGGTCAAGTGATGGATGGGGTAACAATGTTCGAGAGTTGGATAGTAGATGAAAAGAGGGGTATTCATCCGATGAAAGGTTTTGAAGATGTTAAGGATGGCTCTTGGTTTGGTTCTTTTAAGGTGGAGAATGATGAGGTTTGGGAAATGATTAAGGATGGCAAAGTACAAGGGTTTTCGGTTGAAGGGATATTTAATTACAAAACCGATACCAAAGAAGAAAAGATGATGCAAGACATTATCAATATTCTAAAAGAGGTTTCATAGTTAGTTTTCATAGTTTTGTTTGAAGGGGGGTGTTTCTACGCTCCCCTTTTTTTTCTAACGCTCCCATTTTTTTTCTATTTGGTCACTTACATAAGTGTTTACTATTTATGGGTAAATTCTTTATGTCTCCACAAGAAGCATTATTAAAAATCAAGGCAATGTTCGCTGAAGCACAAGCTACTCCAGAGGTTGCCGTAGCCAATTTCGCTGAATATGTTTTAGCGAGTGGTGTAAAAGTTATGGTTGATAAACTTGAGGTTGGCGGTAAGGTTACTCTTTTAGATGAAGCTGGGAACGAAGTTCCTGCTCCTGTCGGAGAGCATACTCTTGCTGATGGTTCTGTTATCGTTTTAGATGAGACAGGCACAATCCTTGAGATTAAAGTACCAGAAGTTGAAGTTGAAATCGAAGCACCCGAATCAGAAGTTGAATTAATGAAGAAGAAGGTCGCTGAAATGGAAGCACAAATCGAAGAGTTGAAGAGTTACAAGAAAGAGGCTGAAGTTAAAATGAGCGAGAACATTGCTCAAATGAACGATAAGTTCTCTAAGGCTATCTCTGAACTTACTGATGTAGTTATCGAACTTACTAAAACTCCTTCAGTTGCTCCTACACAACCTAAGCAATTCACAAAGCATTTCGAATCTAAAAACGATAAAATCTCTCGTTTTCTTTCTAATTACGCAAAATAAATTTTTAAAAACTTAAAATTTAATAACAATGGCTTTTGATGTTTCAGCATTAGCAAATTATACCAAAGAGAATGAAGCTCTATTGGTAACTTCTTCCGTACTCGGAAGCAAAACCGCTTCTTTGATTAAGAGTCAAGGAAACGTGATGGTAGGTGTAAAATCTGCCGAGACAATCAACATTATGGATACTGACGCTATCTTCCAAGCGGGTGGCTCTTGCGGATTCAACGCAAGTGGTTCAACTACTTTCACTCAGCGTACTGTAACTGTTGGTAAAATTAAAGTAAACGAATCTCTTTGCCCTAAAGACCTAGAAGCTAAATATCTTCAGAAGGCTTTACCAGAGGGAAGCCGTTACGATTCAATCGCTTTCGCTTCTGATTACACAGACAAGAAAGCTGCTCGTATCGCTGCACAACTTGAAACTGCTATCTGGCAAGGTTCAACTGGAAGTGCTAACGTAAACTTGAATAAGTTCCAAGGTTTAGTAACTTTGGTTGGTAGTTCTGCCGTAGAAGCTAACAACGCAACTTATTATGGTGGTACTGCAACTGCAATCACAACTGCTAACGTAGTAGCCATCTTTGATGCTCTTTACAAAGCAATCCCTGCAACTGTTGTTGCAAAAGATGATATGACTATCTGGTGCGGTCAAGATGTATTCCGTACTTACACAATTGCATTGAAGAACGCTAATATGTTCAACTATGCTTTCGATGGTAAGGCTGATAGTGAGTTCTTCTTACCCGGTACTCCAATCAAAGTTGTAGCTACTCCAGGTTTGAACGGAACAAATAAGATTTATGCTATCCGTTTGAGCAATATGTTCCTCGGTACAGACCTTCTGAATGAGGAAGAGCGTTTCGAACTTTTCTATGCCAAAGAGGCTGACCAAGTTCGTTTCGTAAGCGAGTTCAAGATGGGTGTGAACGTAGCCTTCTTGGATGAGATTGCTTCTTTCATTATCTAATTAAAAGGTGGGTAGCTTTAAGGGTTACCCACCATTAACTTTTAAAACTTAATAAAATGCCTTGTGCTTTAACTCAAGGGTACACACTCGATTGCAAAGATAGTTTAGGCGGTATCAAAGCCGTGTGGTTAATCAATCACGCAAACGTAACTGCGGTTACAGAGGCTTCTGGTATCGTTTCTGCTATTACTAAAGCAGCGAATAAAGTATTCTACAAATATGAGTTAGTTAAGAACACAGGTTCTTTGACTGAAACAGTTACCGCTTCTGTAGAGAACGGAACTGTGTTTTATGCTCAAGAACTTTCTGTTGTTCTAAACAAACTCCAAGCAAATACTCGCAATGAGATATTGCTTCTCGCTCAAGCTACTCTGATGGCAGTAGTACAAGATGCTAACGATAAATATTGGTTGTTAGGTCGCGTTTCTGGATTAGATGTAACTGGTGGAACTGCTGCTACGGGAACTGCTCAAGGAGACCGTAATGGTTATACACTAACTTTCACAGGTGGCGAAAAACAACTTGCTCCAGAGGTTGCAAGTGGTATTATCGCAGGTCTTACCGCATAAAGCTTTCGTGGTTCGTTATAGGTAGGTAGATTAGCCATCCCTTTGGGGGTGGCTTTTTCTTTATTGTAAAAATCCAACATTTATCTATTTAGTAGTATGATATATTTAACAAAGGGTTCGACAAGTCAGATTATCCTTACTTTAAAGGAGAAGCAGACCTTATCAGCACCTAATTATTTATTCGTTTTTACGCATAGGGGAAGCAATATAGAGGTCAAATTTGTGATTCTAAATGCAGCCGATACTTCTAGTTTTAAGGATAGATTTAATCAATTTTCGATAGTTACAAATACTTATTTCGGAACGCAAGATTCTGGAGAGTGGGAATATCAAATCTACGAGCAAACTTCTACAACGAATACCAACCCTGCCAATGCTACCGGATTAGTAGAAACTGGTATAATGAGGCTTAATGAATCTACTTCTTTTACATATACGAAACACCAACCAAATAACACATTTATAGTACGATGATGGATAATTTAGTGATATTAACATTTGCGGAAGCAAAGCAACCCGAATATCGGGAAAAGAAAGGGGTGGGATATATTGAGTTCGGAGATAAGAACGATTATCCCAATTACCTTTTAAGCCTTTACAATAAGAGTGCGAAACATAACGCTATTGTAAAAGGTAAGGTAAATTATATTACCGGTAACGGATGGGCAACAAAAGAGGAAGATGTTAAAGCCGAAGAGTTCATTAAGAATGCCAATCCTTACGAATCTCTAAATGATGTTACACGCAAAGTTTCAATTGATATTGAGGTTTTCGGTGGTGCTTATATGGAGATTGTTTGGAGTAAGATAGGCGGTCAAATCGCTTCTATTAGCCATATTGACTACACAAAGGTTCGTTCTAATAAAGACAATACTCAATATTGGATTAAAGATTGGAACGATAGAAAAGCCGAAGCAGAAGTTGTGTTAGGTTACAATAAAGATTTAAGAGAAGGTAAGCAGATTCTTTACATTAAGGAATACAGACCGGGTTTAGATACCTATGCTTTACCGGGTTATATAGGTGCGTTAAATTATATCGAAAGTGATGTTGAGGTTTCGAAGCACGTTTTGGGTAATGCTCAAACAGGGTTTTCTGCAAGTAAACTTATTACATTACCTAACGGGGAACCAACACCGGATGAAAAGAGAAACATTGAAAGAAGATTTACCGAAAGATTTAGTGGTTCGGATGGTAAGAAGTTTATTCTTTCTTTCGTTCAAGATATAGCCAAGAAACCTGCGGTTGATGATTTAGGGGCGAGTGATTTAACTAAAGAGGATTTCGGTAGGGTAGATACAATGATTCAACAGAATATTTTTGCAGGGCATCAGATAACCACTCCTTCTTTGTTTGGTATTTTGGTTGAGGGTTCTTTAGGTACTCGTTCCGAGATTCGTGATGGCTACGAAGTATTTAAGAATACTTATGTAAACGATAAGCAGCAATATTTAGAAGGTATCTTTAATTCGTTGGCTGAAATAAACGGAGTTACTACTGAAATTTATATTAAGCCGGTAGAGCCGATTAACTTTGAGTTTAGCGAAGGTATTATTTCTCAATTTGCTCCTAAAGAGTGGATACTTGAGAAGATAGGTGTTGATATGACTAAATATCAAACTCCTGTTGAGCCTACTCAACAAGGGTTAATCAATGAGCATTTAAAGGGGATGAAAGGTAGAGAATGGCAGAATTTCCAAAGAATAATTCGTAAATACAACAAAGGCGAGATAACAAGAGACCAAGCAATCCAAATGCTTAAAAGTGGCTACGGATTAGATGATGAAGCTATCAACACTTGGTTAGGAGATGAAACTTACGAGCAGAGATTTAGTGATGTTGATTCTGTTATTTCAATGTTTGATGAATACGGAGAAAAGGCTGAAAACTTTTCTGTATTAGCAACAAGGCAAGTATTTAGTGTGGATGAAGAAATGCAAATGTTCGCTGAAGTTGTAGATGATACATTAGATAAAAAAATCTTGAGTGTTATTGCTACTAACAAAAATATAGTTGCAGAGGATATCGCAAAAGCATTAAAAGAAGATGTAGTTGTAATACAAGAAAGGATTAATAAATTAATAGAGTTAGAGTATTTAAAGATAAATGCTAAAACAGGTTTACCTACTTTATTAAAGCCTTTGAGTGAGATTATTGATAAGCCTATTAAAAGAACTTTTTTGATTCGTTATGCTTACGAGTGGAAGCCGGAAGTATCTTATGGGGAAAGAGATTCTAATGCACACCCATCAAGACCTTTTTGCCAACGAGTAATGGGATTAGATAAGTTTTGGTCAAGAACGGAAATAGAAACGCTTTCTCGTAGGTTAGGATATTCAGTATTCGATAGAGGTGGCGGTTGGTGGACAATGCCAAATGGTATTCATTCTCCTTCTTGCAGACATAGATGGGTTTCAAAAGTTGTAGTTAAAAAATAAGAAATGAGCAGGAATATACTTTTTATTTCAGTAGATACTATTAAAGACAGAACCGGACTTCATAATAACGTAGATGAAAAATTGGTTAATCCGGAAATCTTAACCGCTCAAGATATGTATATCCTTCCGGCACTCGGAACGGCTTTATACGAAAGGTTACAAGATGGGATTGCTAATAACAACCTAACGCAAATTGAAACGAGCCTTTTAGATACTTACATAACACCTACGTTGGTTTATTATGTAATGAGCGAACTTCCAATGGGATTGAGTTATCAGTTCTATAACAAGGGAATGGTTCGTAAATCGGGAGAAGGGCAAGAGAATCCATCGGCTGCGGAAATTATTGATGTAGCGGATAGATACAGGTCAAGAGCCGAGTTCTACAAACAAAGAATGGTTAAGTATTTAATTGATAGAAGTGGCTTTAATACTTTCCCAGAATATAACAATCCGGGTAATACTTACGATACAATGGTTCCGGAAAGACAAGCCTATACTACTTCGATTTGGTTGGATGATTCCGATTGTTGTAGAGGCAAGAGTTTTGAGGAAAAATATCAAGGTAACATAAATCGTTGTTGTGGCGAATAAAACCTATTCTCTAAAAAACCAAAAAAAGCTACGGCTTTACTTACAAAAACAAGAAAATGGCACTGACATTAAACCAAGTAGTAACGCAGATAACAAATCTCGCCAACGCACACAAGCAGATAAAAAGCGTTTACTTCGGTGACTTGTCTGATTACCTATCAAGGGGTACGGAGAATATTTATCCTTCGTTGTTCTTTGATTTAACAGGTGGTAATGTAGGCGAAAGGAATGTTACTTTAAATTTTTCTTTATATTTCTTTGATAGGATGCTACCAGAGGACACTAACGAGACCGAGGTATTGAGTGACCAATTAGAAATCTGCCAAGATATTATTGCTCAATTAAGGTACAATAACTTTGATTTTGATGAAGGGTTAAGTGCTTCTTTGACTTTCTTTACGGAAGATACTCCGGATTTACTTGCAGGTGTAAGAGCGGATATCTCTATTGAACTTCCTTATATTGCAAATCGTTGCCAAGTTCCATCCACATACACATTCCCTGCATAATTCTATTTATTTAAAAGCGTACAATGGCTAATAAGAAAATATCGGAACTCCAAAGTAGAACCCCTGCATTAAGTGATTTAATATTAGTGGGAGACCCTTCTTCGGGTTATTCGTATAAATGTACTGTAACTGCGTTAGCGACTATCATAGAAACTGATATCGCTGATGGCTTTGTAACTATTGGAACTACTCAAACAATAAGTGGAGCAAAGACCTTTAGTAATAATTTGACTTTAACGAGTGTTGCGAATACTCCTACCGACCCCGATAAGTTCTTGACTTTAAACGCTTCTAATGTTGTTACTTATAGAACAGGGGCAGAGGTTTTATCAGATATTGGCGGACAGGCTTCTTTGAGTGGTACAGGATTAGTCAAATCTACTTCCGGTACAATTAGTTATATTACCGATAATTCTTCGAATTGGAATACCGCCTATAATGATTCTATTGTTAGTGCTGCGGTTTCTGGTACAACAACAAAGACATTGACTTTAACGCAACAAGATGGCGGCACATTAACTGCTTCTTGGAGCGATTTGAATACCGATGCGGTTACGAGTGTATTCGGAAGAACCGGTGCGGTAGTGGCTACGGAAGGAGATTATACATTAACTCAATTAGGAGATGTAACAATAACTACTCCAAGTACAGGACAAGTATTAAAATATAATGGAACAATTTGGGTAAACGATACTGATGCTAATACGGGTACAGTTACTTCGGTAGCATTAAGTACTGGAACAACGGGAACAGATATTAGTGTTTCGGGAAGTCCTATTACTTCAAGTGGAACGATTACATTAAATATTCCTACTGCAAGTGCTACGAATAGAGGTGCTTTATCTTCTACCGATTGGAGTACTTTTAATAACAAGCAATCAGCGATTACTTTAACCACTACCGGAACGAGTGGAGCAGCGACTTTAGTAGGAAATACTTTAAACATTCCTCAATATACCGACCAATATGTAGGTACTGTTACTTCGGTGGCTATGACTGTACCTACCGGATTGACTGTATCTGGAACTCCTATTACTTCAAGCGGTACGTTAGCGGTTAGTTTACAAAGCGGATATTCTATTCCTACTACGGCAAGTCAAGCTAATTGGGATTCGGCTTATAATGATAAAATTAATAGTGCAGCCGTTACCGGAACTACTACTAAAACTTTGACTTTAACACAACAAGATGGTGGAACTGTAACTGCTTCTTGGACTGACGATAATACCGATGCCGTAACT